TTATCAGCAAGGGTAGCTATAGCCTTCAATACTTCTTGATTTTCCATAATATCTCCTTGATTTATAATTTTTGGGTGAGATCCAATTTAAACATGTGTACAGGATATATCAAGAAATCTTTTCATAATTGTTTTCTTGACATGGTTTTTGTGTTATGAAAGAGACAGAAAAAAGAATGAATTATTATAATTTATCTAGTAGTATTATTGCTTGTGAAAATTATTTACCTAAAGGTTTAATAGATAATCTTTACATGGATTTTTTAAACAATAGAGGTAGGTTTGATACACCGAATTGGTCTCATAGAAACACTAAACCAAAATATATGGTTGACGAAAAAGGACATAACGTTAACTGCGAAGCTTTAGATTATTGGATTAATTTTAAAGATAATACAGAACATGATGCAAATATAAAACAATTAGTTCATTGGTTTTTACATCAAGGTTTTTCTTCTTACATAGAAAAAAATGGTTGTCCTATGTATAATTTTATAACTCTTCAAGGTATAAGAACAAGAGATTTAGCATGGGATATTCACGTAATATCTTATAATAATGACGGTTATTATAATTGGCACACTGATTGTTCTAAAAATAATTTATTTACATTTAATTTAATTTTAAACAAAAGTAATAAATTAAACGGAGGCAATATGATGTTTATGGAAGACGGAAAAATTATTGAAGTTAAAAATAAAAATAATTTTATGGTAGTTTTTCCATCCTATATACCTCATGCAATTACCCCCTTACAATCTGATGATAATAAAGATGTTGCTTTTTTAGAACAAAGATTCAGTGTTCAATTTTGGGTAAGATGGAGGCAAGAGGACGATGAGTAATTTACCAGCAGCCACATCAATGTTTGGAAGAGTAGTTAAAAGATATGATATGCCTTTGGATGCTATAGATGATTTAAATAATAAGTATGAAGAGCATAGAGAACAGTTAGGTTCTTTTGGTCCAAGATTAGCGGGTAGATTAGATTCTGAAAAAGAATTTACTCATCATATAGGGAAAACAGAAATAGCTAAACACATAGTAGACTGTATGAATGATTATATTGAAACATTAGATAAAGTAAATTTGTTTAAAGGCACAACAGAACTAGAGATTTTAAGCTGTTGGATAAATGACATGAGGGAAGGAGAATACAATCCCCCTCACACTCATCATGATAACACTGGTTGGTCTAGTGTTATGTTTTTAAAAGTACCTGAATTTATTAATGATGTGAAAGATCCACACAAATTTAAAGATGGTCACTTAGGTTTTACAGATGTCAATGGTACAAACATGACTTGGATGGAACCTGAAGTAGGACATTTTTATATTTTTGAAGCACGACATCAACATTGTGTTATGCCGTTTAAAACAAAAATAAAAGGAGAAATTAGAAGATCAATGTCTTTTAATTTTATACAAAAACATGGATAAAAAAATTATATTTTGTGCAAGTAATGGAGAAATGCTTGAGGTATGGCCACACCCTAAACCAGCATCAAGATTTATTCCCGAAGAATATAAAAAATTAGAACGATTTAGTAATAATAATATTCACACTCCAACTATTAAAACATGTATTCCTTTTTTAGATTCAATGACTGCTGGCTATATCATACCTTTTGATCAAGATTATGTAGTGGATGCAGTAGAAGATGATTTTTCTGTAATTCCAGCAAATAAACAAGCAGAAGATTTTAGTTTTCACAATGAAGCACAACTACCTCCTGCATGGAAAAATTTAACAGGGAAAAATGCAGGCAAGTTTCATAATAAATGGTTAATTAAAACACCACCAGGATATAGTTGTTTATTTATTAAACCTATGAATAGAATAGAAGAAAGATTTAGTGTTATAGCAGGTATTGTAGACACAGATACTTACATTAGTCTTATAAATTTTCCTTTTATTTTGAATAAAAGAGATAAACAGTTTGTAATTAAAAAAGGAGAACCTATGATTCAAGTAATTCCTTTTAAACGAGAATCATGGAAAATGTGGTCGGGCTTTTATCATGAAAAATTACACTCCAAAACTTTAAACTTACTTACAAGCAAATGGATTGATAGATACAAAAGTATGTTTTGGAATAAAAAAAGTTTTAAATAATGCATGTAATTGCAAACATTGATGATTGTGCAATTTTAATTGGAGAATTTTTAGATAGAGAATATTTTCAAAAAATATCAAATTTTAATTTTTCTAATTTAGATTTAAATAATTCTCACGAAGATTGGGATAAAAATTTATTTAAACAAAACAATGAAATAACAATGAACAACGTTATTAAAACAAAATCTAATATTATTGAATATGAAAAAGGTAAATTAAAAAAATGTATAGATCCATTATTTGAAAAATTAATACAAGTATTAATAGATTGTCCTTTTATGCCTTATGAGTTTAATTCTTTAATTAATTTAAATTATTACGAATATGATAAGTTTTCAGGTATTAATTGGCATGATGATGGTAACTACACTTTAAATTATTCTTTTTATATTCACGATTCTTGGAATAATAATTGGGGTGGTGAAACTTTAGTTGATACAGGAAGAGGATTACCTTTAGTAACCTATCCTTATCCTAATTCATTATTGGCTGTTAAAAATAATATACAACATAAAGTGTGCCCTGTAACAGGCCCTGTTAAAAGAAAAGTTTTACAGATTAGAGGTATTTTTTTATGAGTAATTGGAATCGTAAGCCATCCAATTAGCTAAAGCATTATTTGTGCTATTAGCTTCATCATCAGCCACAGCGTCAAGATGAGCTGATACAGCAGCTTCTATTTGACCTTTTCGTGTTTCTGCCCAAGTAAGTAAAGCAGCTATTGTTGTTGATCCAACAGCGTCACTTGTAGCATTTAAATTAGTATTACCTGTCATCATACCAGTAGATGCATCTTTGCTTTGAATTTCGTTTTGTCCAGATAAACTGTTCCATACTACACAATGAATAGTATTTGGACACCATCCATCTACCCAGTTTGTACCTTTATCTACCCAAGAAATAAGAAATGAATTATCAACTAAAATGTTATCTCCGTTTTGTATTACTATTTGTGTTGCCATTAATATCTCCTAATGCTTTATAATATAGTTTACCACCACAAAAGGTGAAAATGAATTTGTACCTGCTGCTGTAACAGCGCCAGTTAAACTTGTTGTAATATTACCCGTTAATGTTCCTGATAAAGTATGCGAGTGATTGTGACCAGTCCCTGATCCAGAGTTTGACATTGCTAAACCTGAATTAAACACATTACATTCTTTTCTCCCTTGGTTGTTGCTTGGGTTGCTAGGAACGCCACAAACACATACAATTGAGTATGAAGGATTTGTACCATTTGCATTTTGAAATGTAGGACTACCACACTGTACATGAATGTGACTTGCTAATTGTGCAGTTGTTAAAGACGTATTAGCAATAGCCCCTGTTACAGTTACCGATTGATTTGTAGCATTTGTAGCAGCTTGGTTATTGGTTACTGCAACAGTAACCGTATTTGCACCGCCTGTACCAGCTAAGTTATAAGTATTACCATCAAAACCTTGTGGCATTTTACCTTGTAATTGAGGAACGTTAAAAGTTGTTGAGCCATCACCCGCTCCGTAAGTAGTAGAAACTACAGCAAATAATTCTGCATAGGTTGATCTTGATATTGCTGCACCATTACATAAAACATAACCTGCTGGAGCTGTAGATTTGGTCCAAGGCTTAATTGCGCCTACTTCACTTCTGTTTACTATATCTTGTAAGTTAGCCATTAGTCGTTATATTTCAACCTCCACCCATTGTCTGCGTTTACATATACCAGAGCAATGCCCGCACTGTTAGTGCTTATTGTTAAATCCGCAGCAGAACCTTGTATCTTTTGCGAGTTACGACCTACTGTCAAATTGTTTGTACCGAAAGTTCCTTCAGCGTCAATAATTTTTACTTGATTTCCAATTGTAGGAGAAGCAGGTAAAGTAATTGTAAATGCACCACCAGAGGTATCAGCAAAAAGATTATCTCCGTCTGATGCTGTGTAGTTACTAGTTTTAATAACCCAAGCTTCACCTAAACCAGCTAATGAAAAAATATCATACCAGTTAGTTCCGTCAGTGGCTAATAATCTATATTTACCATTTACAACGTCTACAGTGTTTCCTGAAGCTCCTAATCTTGCGGTTATGTTTGCACCGCCACTGATGTTATTATAAATACCAACAGTTTTTTGTGTAGCTGGAAATTGTAAAGTGTGAGTTGTAGAAACTGTTCCTGTTAAAATTAATTGATTTTGTCTAGCTTCGTTGTTTGCTTGAGATTGTGGACCATCGCCGTTTGTTAGCGTAGTTGAAGTTCCTGTAGTAATCGCTTTAGAATAAACACCAGCAATAGCAAACTCAAAAACTTGAGAGAAATTGTTATTCGTAATAGTACCCCAGGTACCCGAATTTTCTCCTGATGTTTGTAGCTCTATTCGTAAGCCAGTTGAATAAGTTGAAC